CTTTAATATTCTTATTAGTTGCTTTCATTTCAGCAATAATATGTTCTTTAACTAGATTAGCCATTAGCTGGTGACATTGTTTTCATAAATACTTCATGGTTAAGGATCTCATGTGGATAGTCTTTGGCAATCTTCCAATAGACCTGATTCACTTTACTATACTCACCATGTTCTAGAATTCTTAAATTTCTGAAGCTTTTAATTGATAGAGTAACCATATGTAAGTTCTCTTCATCTGAAGATTCTAACATTGCAATCATGTTTTTTATCTCAGCATCATTAATATAGCCCATTCTCTTCAGCAGTTGTAATTCTGCCATATATACAAAAGGACGAAATGTCCCAACTTTACTACCCTTATGGTACATGTACCACAGATAGTTTAAGTTTCTATCTACATTATCTGTCAATTCATAATGTTCTTTTGCAATCTGTGCTGATAATTCCAGCATTTCATGTGTTATTTTCTTTTCCATTAGTCTATCAAAATATATAACGAATTGTGTTCCAAGGTAAGATTCTGTCATGAAGTTCTGTAAACTGTTTAATGTAGTCAGACTTCCTTCTGTGCTCATACCTAAGATTAGCTCCTCCATACTGGGAGGTTTTATGCTCCTGGATTTTAGGTGTATATAAGAATTCTTCACCTGGTAATTTATTTGCTACGTTATACCAATGCTTTTCTTCATTATGAGTTAAAAAGATTACCTCAGCTTTAACTGCATCATGATCCCATCCATCATTTTTTGCAAAACTTGCAATAGTTCTAAATAATGATTCATAGTGCTGTAACCAGTTATCATGAACAATAACAGGACTAAAGTTTAAATGAACTTGATAACCAGCATTTCTAAATTCGTAAATAGCTCTAAGTCTCTCATAAAGTTTACTTGTATTAGGCTCAAGATGTTCCATTAGTTCATAAGGCATTAGACTAAATCTAATTCTAATTTTGCCTTCAGGACCAAAAGTTAATAAGTCTTTATTTACATGTTTAGTAGCAAATGAACCCATAGCAAGGGGATGATCTCTAAAGAACTTAAAAATTGTCCTCCAATCATGATACTTAGCATGTAGAGCAAAGTCCTCATTGCAACTGATATCATATGTAATATATTCTCCAGTCTGATTTGGCTTCTCTACATCTGCAAAGAATGCATGGGAATTGATTTCTGTCAGGATATCCATAGTATTTTTAGCTATGGTTAATCCTTCCGGTTTATGCCTCTTCATATAACAGTAAGTACAGTTATACAAACAGCCATGACCAAAAGAAGGAGCAATGTAATCAGTGCTCCTCCCACTTGGTCTAATAATCATACTCTTTCTAGTGACTTTTTCTACAACACTCATAATCTCTTAATCCGCTGTACTTTCCTAACACATGTAGAAATTATCACTTTAAAAAGTTAATGTAAGATTGTGCAGCTCTCTTTGTGTCATACTGCACATCAAATCCTGCATTGTTTTTAATGGTCTTCCAGAACAACCAAAAGATTCTTTTCTTTACAGCATACTTGGTTGTATAACCATCCTGTACTTCTACTACTTTGTAGTCTTTCTTGTTTACATTCATACTATTCTAGATTTAAATTATAGTCTTTCAATATTTCTCTTAATTCTTTTCTAAGTCTATCAGCTAAATCTCTTTCTTGATCAGTAGCTTCTTTCTTGTCAACATAACCATATTTGGTTATCTCACGTAGTTTTTGGTCAATATCCCAAACAACTAGTTTCCATCTAGGACCATCTAATGCATCTCTTGCATCTTCCTTTTCTTCAATAGAATCAAACTCAAGAATTATCTTTCCCATCTGTCATAATTTTAGTTGGCCAATAATAATCACATTTCTCTTCTTCTTTATTGTAAGGTAGATTAAAGAAGTATGACTGTCTAAATTCACTTGCTATAGCCTTATATCTATAACATGTGTCTTTTAATGGACAATCTGTTCCTTTACACATTGACATATCCGGCATAATTTAGAATATAAAGTTAAATAATATATGACCAAAGCCAATACCTGCTAAAAAGTAAACAAGATTGTTTACCCATTTTGGATAATTTTCCATGTTCCAATTTTATTAAGAAATTTATAATGTAGCCAGAAGAACATATAACTGACAATTCCAAACAAATTATACTTTAGATCTTCTCTATCAAAGTTCCCGTGTATTTTTCTACCAATAATAGTATTAGATATTTCCTGTGTAGTTTCAATAAATACACTAAACATAAATAGAACTACAATAGCTATTATATAGGTAAAAAAACTTTTTTTGTATAAAACAACTGATAAGAATAATGATGCAAAAAAGTAAAATGCAAAATGCAATTCCTTATCTAATCCAATAAAAATACTAGGAAGTTTTAACATAAACCCTATATAACTAATTAAAGCTATTATAATTAAATACTTCATTAAAATAAATTAAAAAGTGTACACAATAGTACACAAATAAATACTAATGATAATGCCCCTGCTAGAATTATAGCTCCATAAGCATTCATCTCTTCTCTACGGTCTTCTTTGTTTAGTTTCATAGTTCTTGTTGTTTAAAGGTTACTTTTTGTGAAAAAAACACAATTTATGCTGGTTTTAGTCTACATAATCGGTTATTAACCGGTTAAATATGCCAAAAATGACACTTTTTTGTGATTTACTTATCTTTAATGTTAAGATATCCAATAATAACACCTGCACCAGTAAATGTACCTACAGTATAAACTATCTCAGCTTTACCAACAGGTTCCCAATTACATGTACACATTTTGTAGACACATCTCAAATAGCCAAAGCCTGCTAGCACATAAAATAATATTGGTAGTATTACTAGCCAGTTTCTATTTTTCATTCTTTCTTGTTTCTTTATAGTCAATAATAAATCCAACTGCTACAATTATATTCATACCAAAGGACATAAGTATTTCATGTATGTCTTTATAAACATTTACACTGAGATGTACATGACCCACCATCCAAAAAGGTATGGACAAGTTTTGGCTTATCCATACCAATGTGTATTTAATAAAGTGGCTAATCCCCTTCTTCATTATTCACCTTTTGTAGCCCTTCTGATTTTACCTTTCCTGAGTTCCTCTTCCCAATATTCTCTGACTTGTGCAACCTTTGTAATCTCTCTTGGATTTTCTTGTTTAACTCTGAAAAGTCTAATTTTCTCTTGTTCTCTTTCATACTCTTCCCAATTATAGATTTCTAATTCTTTCATACGAGCTATATCTGCAATAGTCATTTCTTCTGGAACCTGACCATCATTCTCATACATAACACGCATATATATTTCTTTCATTCTTCCCATAACTTAATTGCTTTTTTAAGTAGGTTTTTAATTGTAACATCTATCTTGGCATCTCCAACAAGATTACCATATGCTTTTATTTTTTTGTATAAAGCTCTATCTAGTGAAACTACTACAGTAGTACCTCTGTGTTGTTTAGAACCAGCATATGGAAAATCATATGGAAACTTTTGGATATACTCACAGGCATTAGCTGCAAAACTTATATCATTATAATTAAGTAAAGTATAAGCATGTCTTTTTGCTATTCTAATAGATGAACCATCCATTCCAAATATATCAGCAATAAAAGTTGAGCTCTTACCATACTTATAATGTAATATGCCTATAAGATAGTTTCTTCTGTCAAGATACATTCTTTCTCTTTTCTTAGCTGCACTTTTATTTTGTACAGCAAGAACTTTACATTCTTTTAGAATGTCTTCTATTGTATAATCTGCCATAAAACTATATTAATTCTAAATCTGCCTCTAAGACTTCTTCTTTTTCTTCTTCAAGTTGATGTATTCTAGTATCAAGTGGAATAAACCTTTCAGCATCATAGTATTCATATGGAAAACAATCAGCAGACATCTGTACTTCTTTAAGTAGTACACCATATCTACCATCTTGTAATCCCATCTTTACTATTTTAATAATAGTGTAAGTCTCACCCTCTTTTACCCATTGTTCAATAGGTACTTTAGCTGGTTTATTACTGCTATCAATGCATATCGCCTTCATAAGGTTCTACTTTTACTTTTAGACCCACTCCTTGAAGAAAATCAGCCATTGTATCTATTTGAGCCCAACAACCATGTTTTATAGTACACTGACCAGCAAGATCAGCAACCAATGCACATTGTTCTGCTTGTTGTGGTTCATGACCGCAGTATTTAATTAAGCATGCCATCACATATGCAAAACTATGTGTATCATCATTATACAGTATAAGTCTGTGATCTTCTGGTAGTTCCATTGTGCTAATTTAACTTTAAATCATAATTTCTCCAAACTATTTTATCCTGATCAAATCCCTCAAGAGCTTCTTTAACCCATTTTTCATCTACTGTACCCTTATAACATAGTATATGTACAATAGCTTTCTCATCTGGATTAAGTCTGAGTAATCTACCAATTCTCTGTGCTGCTTTTCTTTCATTACCATACGCATGCATGATAATACCTTGTTTCAAGTTGGGTATGTTAATACCCTCATTTAACTGCAGTACACAGGATAGTTTGTTTATTTTGCCATCTTTAAATAATAATAAGTTATCTTCAGAGTCTTTGTTACCACTATGGTAACTAAATCTGCAGAGTCTATCAGCTTGCTCCTGAGTATTAGCAAATACAATACACTTAGAATTAATACTTTCCATTAACTTCTTTGTGTATTTCTCCTTAGACTTATACTCCATCATAGCTTTCATACGCATAACTCTAAGCATCTGAGCAGGACCTTGACCTAAATCTATTCTATTGCCCCAGTATCTATAATTATCATACTCTGAAGTAATAAAAGACCTGGTTTTCATCTGAACTTGATAATTCTTACACTTATCTAATTCAAGCTCATGTACAATGATTTGATAGTCATTAATAATACCATTCTCAATTGCATCATCAGCTTTAAATGTATAAGCTACAGGACAGAATTGACCAACCATCATTCCTTTCTCAGAACTTCTGTGTTTAGGTGGAGTCCCAGTTAAACCCAG